CTATGGCCAGCCATCGACCCAAATATGCTGAGGCGGGATGGTCGCATTGGAAATCATGTCTGGCTGAATAACGACTTGACCGTCACAAATCATAACGGCTGGTCCCACGCAGCGATGCTGAAAACGTGTGGCAATTTCGTTACCCAGAGACATCAGCTTCTTGGATATTTTTTCGGCAGACGTGCTTGGTGGGTGTAGTTTCTGCGCTGAAGGCAGCAGCACAATGTGGTCGTAGATTGTAGCAATCGGAAAATAATCTCGATCAAACCTCATAAGCCCGATGCTCGGCTCTCTGATTTCACGAGCTGGGATTTCAATGAGAAAGTTCCAGTCCATGATGTTCTTAGCAGGGTTCAGAATCTGCCTTCTGACAGTGTCCAAGCTTGACTGAAGGACAAAGGAATACCCGAAATTCTTGAACCAAAGACCATAGGCGGCAGTAAGATAGCCCACCCGCAAAGATTCTTCGTTAGAGAAGACTGGCATTGAAAATTCAATATTGATTTCCGAGGGTTTCGGTTCGCTCCAATGCGCATCGAAGTCTACTGGGTTGGAACGTTCTCGGTCCGAGTGAAATTCCAGCGCTCCATCCTCACCGAGATGCATTGAACCATTCAATTTGCGGCCGTTGGCACTAATCCTAGCCTTCTGCTTCTTCGGATCTATCGGAAATGGTGCGCCTCCCTCGGTTAGCTCAATCCAATCGACGAGCCATTTTGTCTGCCTGTGCCCGAATGTGCTATTGCACCTTTTGCACAGAAAGGTCGTTTGTTTTCCTCCGACTGAATCCGGTATTATGTGCTCTTCGTTGATCGCATTGCCTGCGTCGGGGCTTCCAAAGTTGCCGATCGGCAGGTCTCGAAGGCATACCGGACATCTAAACAAACCCAAGAGCTTAGCGTCGAAGCGCGCAAGTTCCTGGGATATCTCGTATAAGAATTTGTTTTTTTGCATGAATGTAGCCCATAGGATTATGGAACCAACTTTAAGCTCATCGCCGCATAGGTGGAAAGCCCACCATGTAGTGTTGTTTGAAGCAAAGAATTTGCAAACCCCGCTCGCTGCGCATTGCTGCCGTCCATCTACCGCGCAGTATCGGGAACTTCGGGCTCAAACCGGACGTGCGGCGACGCAGTGAGCTGAGCACCTAGCGCCCAGCAGCGACCGTCGCTCACGGCCCATTGCTGACACCCGATATCCGTTGACGAAGCTGCGGCGCAGCGTCACCAGAGCGGCCATTCGTTGACAGAACAGCATTTCATGAAGGATATGAAACAGGGGCGCCGGACCACATTCTCCTAGGACGGCGAATCCGCCCGAGGCAAAGCTGCGCGGACATTTAAAGAGATCAATCGGGAGCACGCGTCACATGGCTGGAAGCGGACAGCACTTCATTCCACGACATTTCTTAAAACCCTTCGTCATTCAGGATGGGTCAGACAAGCTTTGGATGTACCGTCGTACCCAGGCTCATCCAGTGCCGGTTGATCGAGGTGATGCGGCAAAACAGAAGCACTTCTACTCGAAGCCATCAGAGGATGGAACACCAACGCTTGACGATCTCATCACTGACTACGAAACGCATGTTTTCAAGCTGGTTGATGCGTTGCGCGCCCTCAAATTTGATGAGGAGGTTAACCCACGCATGGTAGGCGAAGTCGCGGCCCATCTGTCTATTCGTTCCGCGCACACAAGAACCTTTATGACGGAAGGGGCGGCGAGTATGGCGCAGGCTTTAGGCAAGCTGGTCGAAAACCCTGCCAAGGTTTTTGGGATCGAAAACCTGACGGCAAACCATGTGCCCAAGAACCTTCAAGATAGTATTTTTGATGGCATCACCGAAAATGGGTATGACGTCTTGTCTGGTGTCAGCAAGGAAACGCTCGCACGTGCGCTTTATTTTCATTTTCGAGAGCACGGAGCGTCAATGCTTGAAGAGGCGAAGGGTGCCGTTCTGCCGCTCGTGGATCAGTTTTTGGGGAATACGAAGGCATTGGCCACCTCGGCCCATATCGAAGTGTTGTCGAGAACTCTCGCGCCCGAGGGCGTCATCGAAAAGCTCGCTGGATTGCGTTGGACGGTCGAACCGCACAACGCAGTGGCTGCAATCCTGCCCGACTGCGTTTGCATTTCCTTTGATGAAGTTGAAGGATGGCAGCCGCTCTTTCTGGGAGGAAAGAAGCCGATACATGTTGCCCTCGCACTCACGCCGGATCGGATACTGGTGGGAACGCGTGCGGGTGCCGAAACCTTTGCCACCGGGGAATTCAATAACATCGCAACGACCGTTTGTCTTGATTTCTTCTTATCGAATGAACGTCACGATGCGTTAGCATTTCACCACGAGGGTCTTGGCGATCAGCTTCGCGGCAGGATTGCGGGGCGAATCGACGACGCTCTGGCAGACGTTGCCTTGGATTTTCTTCCGCCAATCGACAACGCGGCCAATGAACGGTCGATCTTCGAACTGGAACAAGGCGATGATGCAGACCGGAACCTAGCCTTCACAATCGCACTTAAGGACGCTGGCGACGAGGACTTTGCAAGACAGCTTGGTGACTACCTAAGCAAGCTGATAATACGGATAGTGCCGACACATACCTTCGGCAGAATCGACGGATTCACGGTCGCAAAATATTATGAAGCGGCCCTGAATCAGGTGGATCGCGGCTTTGACTCCGCACCGGTCAAATCCACGCAGTCTGAATTCGGTCTTGGCGTCGCCATGCCGCTTTGGGTCAAGCGCGATGGCGTGATGAAGACACATTTCGTCTTGCGCGATACCTTGGCCGCACAACTGATGTTTGGCGAAGAGACCGAACGGCTCGAAGCCGAAGACCTCTTGGCGCAAATGATTGCTGGAACCTATCTAGAATCGTTGATTTTCGGCAGATTTCCGGAAGCGAACAAGTTCGTCGCTTCCGATGAAGTCGAGCAAACGCTGAGTCAGTATTCCTATAACGCGTTCAGTGCGTATTTCTGCGCACGAGTCTGCGCGCGCGATGGCATGAACACCCATGCCACCGAAAAGCACCTCGTTGAACAATTAGACGTGGCTCATCAAAACATTGTTGCGAAACGCCGAGATTACCGTTTGGATGGGAGCTTGGAAGGATTCCTCGATTATACTTTTGAGGCGCTAAGCCTTGTTCTAAGAGCATGTGCCCGATTGATCGGCACTTACCATGCGCTTGAGAAGCCAACAGAGCTATCGGATGATTTGCGTGAGAAGCTCGAAGAACTAGAACTTAGCCATTGGTTCGATCTGTTTGCAAAAGACCTGAGCGGGTTCATGGCGAGCATCGAGGAATGGGGCCGATTTGAAGACATCCTCTTCACCAACCGGCATCTAGAGCGCTTGCTTCTTCGTTTTGGCATCCTTTTGGATACGCATGGGGCAGATGGCGTGTATGCCCACGTACCTTTTGGCTCCGATGAAGCCTACTTGTTGGAGCTTGAATCCAAACGTCTGCAATAGTGAGAAATCTACGCTCTGATCCACTCTCGCTCGAACTCTGCAATCAACCAGGTGTCCGCAATGCAAGTTCGAGATGGATTTCTGGCGCCCGCAGAAAATGTCCGCTTCCCGCCCTCAACACCGGGGAGAGTGGAAAGATCGAGGTAAGCCAAAGAGGCTCTTGGTCCTACCTTTCAAAATCGTGCCCCGACCAGACGACCTGGCCAATGACGGTCAGCTGATCCGCATCCACCTTTGACAGCAGCTGCGGCTCATAGTTGCGGTTGTCTGAGTTCAGCGCCAGCGCCTCGGGATGGACCGTCACGCGCTTTACCTGGGCGTCGCCATCAGCATTCTCGAAAGCGAAAAGACGGTTGCTGCGGAAGTGGCGCACCTGCTGATCGATCATCACCAGATCGCCATCGTAGAGCGTGGGTTCCATGCTGTCGCCTACCACGTTGACGATGCAGCAGTGTTTTGGGTTGACCCCGATCTTCGATAACCAGTCCACACGAAATGCCAGTGAAGAGATCGGGAGATTATCGCCATTTTGCGCACCAGGGCCAGCGGCAAGTTGCGCCTCGTATCGAGGAATGCGGGCAAAGTCTGCTCCGATCCGCTGCTGGTTTGGTATCTGCGCTCGCTCTGGCCCGAAATAGAATTCTAATTCAAGTACCTGCGCCAACTTCTGCAGAGCAGTTACATTGTAGCGTTTATCACCATCAGTCTTTGCTCTGAAATTTTTGATTAGCGACGGATGCCCAACAGCCAATTTTGACGCTGCCGCATCACTTAAGCCCTTACGTTTAAGGCCTTCTTCTATAGCCGACAGAATCATGTCCATCAGGTTTGTTAGCCTGTATTGGCTAATCCGTAAATAGTTAGCCACTACAGGCTTGACTGCCATGGCCTGTAGTGGCTAACTTGAGCCATGAGCAGAACATCAGATAATTTGGTCACCCTTTGCGACCGCCTCGCGGCACATCAGGGCGTGATGCATTGGGCAATCTCGATGCGCGTCTTTGAAAAAGGCGACTTCTTCGCAAACCTGAAAAGCGGAAAACGTCGCGGATGCCATACCGAGACCGCTGAACGGGCATTTCAGTGGTTTAGCGACCATTGGCCTGCCGATCTTGAATGGCCACAGGACATCCCGCGTCCCTCCCTCAACAAATCCAAAAGGAAGGCATCATGATTGGAGCCTCCCTTTTCCCATCCCGGCGTCGGCTTGGCAGCCCTGATGTTCCGGGTGGTCGCGCGGCGGGTAAACCCTCCCCCAGGCAGCGCCGCGCGGCCGTTTTTCTTTCAGACCTGATCGGTGTGATCTGCATCTTCGGAATGCTGTTTGCCGGTCTCTTTATCGGAAGCATTCTGCAATGAGATATCCAATGTGGCTTGAACCGTTTGGCGCGCACACGCAAGGTTACACCCCTGCCGACAAGCTGGCAGCGTTCGAGCGCACCATCGAGAACTGCCGCGACTTGCAGCGACAATATGACGATTTCATCCATTTTATGGAGCGCGAAGGCACTACGGCATCGGCAGAAGCCGATCACGAACGCGCGGAAGCCTTGCTGAGGCAGGTTGAAGCCGCGCGGGACGTGATGGCTGGGCAGGCCCTGGTTGTGTTGGCAGACGGGCTTCTTGAGCGCTGCGCAGAGATCCTGGCCATTGAGACGGCGGGGCGTCCCTGATGCATCACGGCAGGCTCAGCTCAAGTCCAAGGCTGCAGCGAGCGCTACGCGCCTTGCAGGCTGCCAATGGGGAGATCAGTACCCGAGAGTTGGCTGAGCGTGCCGAGATTTGCGCCGTCAATTCCACCATCGCCGAACTGCGTGCCAACGGAGCCGAGATCACCTGCCGACAGGAGGTCAAGGATGGCAAGCGGCGGTTCTACTACACCCTTCTGAAATCACCGGAGACCAAGACCTGATGGCTGCCAAGCTTCTATTCACCGGCGAGTTGCCGATACGCGATATTGACGTGTCAGACAGACTGCGCCCGCTGTCCGAGACCGCTGTCGTCAGCCTGATGGCGTCAATCGAGGAAGTCGGGCAGCAGTCCGAAATCCATGTGCGCAAAATCCGGCATCAGGGCGGTCGCATGAAGCTGATCCTCGGGCGGCACCGGATCGAAGCGTTGAGCCGGTTGGGCTGCACTTCCATCGCGTCGAAGTTGTGGGATTGCACGGATGACTGGGCCCGGATGGCCGAGATCGACGACAACCTCGCCCACGCGGATCTGAATGCGCTTGATCTGGCTGTGTTCTTGGCCGAGCGGAAGACTGTCTATGAGCGGATGTATCCAGAGGCCAAGTGGGGTGCAAAAGGTAGACTTTCTGCAAATGGCAGCCAAACGGACACGATGTCCGTTTGGGGTTCTGAGGCCAGCGACATCGCGTCGTTCGCCACAAGTGTCGCCGAGCAGCGCAATCTGAGCGAGCGGCAAATCCGTCGCCTTGTTGCAGCCGGTCAGGCTCTTGATCGCGAAACCATCCAGCAATTGCGCAATGCGCCTAACCGGGTCACCCTCGCCGATCTGCAAACCCTCGCCAAATGCGGCGTAGAGGCCGACCGGCGCGCGATCTGCGCGGCCTTGGCGGCGGGTGAGGCCAAATCCGCCAAGGCCGCGCTGACCGCACGCCATGCCAAGCCGGGTGACGCCGCGCGGCAGCCTGCCGATCTTGACGCGCGACGGCTGGCGGATGCCTTTGCCCGCGCCTCTCAGGAAGGCCGCAAGCGGTTTGCGCGTGATCACCTTGAGGCATTGCAGAAGCTGATTGCGCAGGTGTCCAAATGACCCAGCGCAGCGCCCCCGAACAGATCTGGTGGAGTGTCGACGAGTTGGTCGAAGCCGCATTGCCCGATCTGCCAACATCCAAGCGCGCGGTGAACCTGCGGGCCGAAGAATGGCGGCGCATTCCGGGCGGTGTCCGGCGCAAGGCTGGTCGCGGCGGGGGCTGGGAATATCACTGGTCGGTTCTGCCCCTGTCGGCGCAGCGTGTGCTGCTGGCACACCGCGAACCGGAACCCCAGAAAATGGGCAGCGATGAGGCATGGATCGCCTTCGACAGACTGCCCCAGCGGATCAAGGATGCCGCCGCTGAGCGCCTTGCGTGCCTTAGGGCTGTCGAGGCCCTTCACGAGGCCGGATGCACCCATGTCGCGGCGGTTTCGGGTGCCGCCGACCGGTTCAACGTATCGGAGCGGACGATCTATAACTGGTTGGCACTTGTTGAGGGTGTTGCCCCGGAGGATCGCGCGGCATTCCTTGCGCCGCGCCATCGGTGGACCAAGCGCAAGAAGACCGCGGCCGTCGATCCTGAATTCTTCGCCCTGGTCAAAGACGACTTTTTGCGGCCCGAGCAACCGACCTTCACGTCCTGCTATGACCGCGCGGTCCGGATTGCCAAGGCCGAGCGGTTGCCAGTCGCTCCGATCCACCAGTTGCGCCGACTGTACAAGGCAGAGGTGTCCAAGCCAGTTGAGATATTTCACCGGAAGGGCCAGGAGGCGCTGCGCCGCTTCTTCCCACATCAGCAACGCGATAAAACTGCCCTGGCACCAATGGAATGTGTGCAGGGCGATTTTCACCGCTTTGATGTGTTCGTGAACTGGCCCGGCGAGGCTGAACCGGTTCGGCCGCAGGGGGTGTTCTTTTCCGACGTCCATTCGGGCAAGCTGTTGGTACAGCGCCTGTCCACCACGGCCAACAGCCACACCGTGCAGCTGGCCATCGGCGATATGATCGAGCGTTATGGCATCCCTCAGTCCGCCTTGCTGGACAACGGACGGGAGTTCGCAGCCAAGGTAATCACCGGCGGCGCAAAGACGCGGTTCCGGTTCAAGGTACGGGACGATGACATTCCCGGCCTTCTGCCGCTGCTCGGTGTGGATGTGCATTGGGCGACACCCTATTCCGGTCAATCCAAGCCGATCGAGCGCGCGTTCCGTGATCTGTGTGATCGTGTTGCCAAGCACCCTGAGTTTTCCGGTGCCTATACCGGCAACAAGCCCGATGCGAAGCCTGAGAACTACCGGTCCCGAGCGATTGACCTGGACGTATTTAAGGCGGTGTTGGCGCAGGAAGTGATCGAGCACAATGAGCGCCCCGGACGGCGCAGCGAAGTGGCCTTCGGTCGCTCTTTCAATGCGGTATTTGAAGAGGGTTACAAGACCTCGCCAATCAGGCGCGCGACGGATGAGCAATGCCGTCTCTGGCTGCTCTCAGCTGAAGGTTTGCGAGGCAACAGCAAGAACGGTGAAATCCGGCTCCACGACAATCGGTACTGGTCGGAGTGGATGTACCGCATCGCCGGGCAGAAGATCGTCGCCCGGTTTGATCCTGATGCGCTCCACGAAGGCATCCACATTTATGACCTCGAGGGCAGTTATCTCGGCGATGCAGCCTGCCTCGACAAGGGCGGCTTCCTGAATGTCGAAGACGCCCGCACCGTAGCTCGGGAGCGTGGCAACTACAAAAAGGCTATCCGCGAAGAGGCCAAGGCGGCTCAGAAATACAAGGCCGCAGATCTTGCCGCGCGGCTTCGCGATGCCACACCGGCACCTGAAGACGATCGCCCTGAAGCCGAGATTGTCAGGATGGTGCCGCCGCACCCGCGAGCCCCGAAACCAGAGCGCGCCGCAGATGCAAACCGGGAGGATGCTGACCGGATCACCGGGCACGTCACCCGCCTGGCCGAACGCCAGCGCGCACGCTCCGCAGAGCCCGAAGGGCCAGAGGTCCGCTTTGCCCGTGCATTGGAGTTCGAGGCCCGACTGGCCAAGGGCGACCCCATCACCACCGCACAGGCTGACTGGTTGGCCGATTACCAGTTGAGCAGTGAGTACAGCGGCCATGCGCGCACGCGCAGGCTGTTCGGTCAGAGCAACGATTAGGAGAGGAACAGAGCATGACACCTTCCATCGCCCCCCTGCGCAACGTCGCGGCGTTCATCGGCATGGTGGAGCGCGTCCAGGAACGCGCTTTCAGCCTGCCGGGCATGGCGACATTCCACGGGCCATCAGGGTTTGGCAAGACGACGGCCGTTACGGTCGCGGCCAATGAATTTCAGGCCTATTGTGTCCAGGTCAAGGATTGCTGGACGCCAACCTATCTGGCCGAGGCCATCATGCGCGAAATGGGTCTGCCCAAGGTACGCGGCGTTGCGGCCATGGTGGATATGATCGGGGCGCAACTTGCGCGCAGCGACCGGCCTCTGATCATCGATGATGCCCAGTATCTTCTGCGCAAGCGGATGATCGAACTGACCCGCGACATCTACGAGAGCAGCCAAGCACCGGTGATCCTGGTCGGCGAGGAAGAACTGCCGCAGACGCTGACCAAGTGGGAGAACATCCACAACCGGATGCTGGTCTGGGAGCCCGCCCTGCCCTGCAACCTCGACGACGCCCAGTATCTCGCGCCGATCTATTGCCGCGGCATCGCAGTCTCGGACGATCTGCTCGAGACGATTGTCAACTCATCCGGCGGCTCGATAAGGCGGGTCGCAACAAACTTGTCGCGGGTCCAGGAATTGGCGCGGCGGCGCGGCGTACCGGAAGCTGATCTTGGTTTCTGGGGGGATCGTGCCTTTGACACCGGGCTGCCTCCCGCCAAGCGCAATCCAAAAGAGTTGGGACAGAGCGCGGCCGTCCTGAGCCTTGAGAAGCGGGTGAAACGCGCATGACCCCCTCACCCACAAAAACCGAACAGGTCGTCTGGGAAGACGCCCGGAAGCTGCACGAATTTCACTACACCGATCTCGTGCAGTTCGGGATCAGCGAGAACACCGCTCGCGGCTACATGCGCCGCTGGGAGCGGTGGGACTGGATCAGGCTGGTCCGCACCGACGACAACAAGCGCCGTTACTTCGCCGCTGCGGATCGCCCCGTCCTGGAGGTTGAACCGGTCTCTGCGAAGCCGACGCCTGAGGGCAACATGTGGCGTGCCATGCGGCGGCTCGGTCAGTTCTCTGCCACCGATGTGGCCGCACATGCCAACGCTGGTGGCATCGCGGTTTCTGTGGAAGAGGCACGTGGGTATTGCCGGAAGCTTATGTCGGCGGAGTATCTACGGGTCCGGGTGACAGCGATCCCCGGTCGCCGGGAAGCGCATTATCAGCTGATCAATGACACCGGGCCCCGTGCACCGAGAACAACACGTTTGCAGGGTCTGATCGATCCCAACAGCAACACGTTTCACCCGGCAGACAGGAGCATCAAGTCATGAGTGCGCTGGAAACCGCAAAAGAAGCCTGGGGCAATCCCCCAGACTGGATCATAGCCCTGGCAAAAGAGTGCGACCGCAGCTCCCAGAATCAGGTTGCAAGACGCCTTGATCGATCTGCGCCCGTGATCTCGGGTGTTCTGCGCAACTCCTATCGGGGCAGCATGGAAACCGTCGAGGATATCGTCCGGGGCACATTGCTCAAGGAAACGATTGCCTGCCCGGTCCTGGGGGAAATTGAAAAGCAGCATTGTCGCAAATGGCGCGGGCGATCGCGCAAGTTCGCGAACACCAACAGTCAATCGGTCACGATGTACCGCGCCTGCAACCGGTGTGAGCACAACGTCACGGAGGATCCGGAATGAACTCTCGCTATGCTGAAATTGTCAGTCTGGCCAAGCAGCGGGTCCGCCCGGTGGCCATTGCAAACCAGCTCGGCATTCACCCGAACACGGTCTACGAAAACATCCGCAAGGCGCGCAAGCGCGGTGAGGACATCGAAACCTTCGCCAAGGGTCGGGAAGTTGACGCAGACGGCACCGGTGAGGCGATTTCACCCGTCACGCCGCGCAATCTGCTGATCCCGATGCGCTTGCACAGTCTCCTGGAGTTGCGCGCCAGCGAGCGGGGCATGACGACATCCGAATATGGCCAACGTCTGCTTGAGAGGGCGCTGTTGGGCACGGTGGTGCGCCATGACTGAGCCGCGCCCCTTTCAACCCGATGAATTGCTGCGTTTGGCGGGCAGCGGTGTCGCCAAAGTGGACCTGATGGGCCCGCGCGGCACCACACTTTGCACCATGGACGAAATCGAAGCGATGGCGGCGCTGATTGCACTCAGCGGCCTGTTGCCGGGGAGGCCGACCGATCCGGCACGCCAGCCCCGCTTTGTTGAAATCGAAAGGACCTGAGACATGACTGAATTTACCCCCGCACCGATCCCGGATGGCCGCAAGGTCATCGAGGGCAACACCTACATGGGCGATGGCAAGGGCGGCTGGCAGCCGGTTGAAACCATCAAGGCGCAGCACCGGCTCGAGGACGAGGTGGTGCGCAAGATCATCAGTTATGGCTTGCCGCTCTCCGAGCAGGTCAGCCGGTTCAAAGAGCATACCTTTGACGACATCGGCGGCTTCGAGGCGCTGCTGGCTCAGGAGTACGACGCCAAGATAGGCGGGCGCAAAGGCAACAAGACGCTGATGACCGTCGATGGCCTCTACATGATCAAAGTGGCGGTTTCCGATCGGATTGATTTCGGACCCGAAATGCAGGTCGCCAAGGATCTGTTCGACGAATGTCTGAATGAATGGTCAGCCGATGCGCGCGCCGAGCTGCGCGGGTTGGTCACCGATGCCTTCAGCACCGACAAGGAAGGCAAGATCAACCGCGCGCTGATCTTCCTGCTGTTGCGTCGGGAAAGCGATGATCCGCGTTGGAAGCGGGGACAGGACGCCATTCGCGATGCCATGCGCGTCGTGGGTTCGAAGACCTATGTCCGGTGTTACCAGCGGACTGCCCACGATGCGCCCTGGGAGGCCATCACCATCGACCTGGCAAAGGCATAATGCCATGCCCGCCATCGCGCAGATCAAGGAGGCTGTCGCAGCCTATTTTGGCACCACGGTTCTGGAGCTGACCGGTCCGGAGCGGACGCAGATTGTCTGCGCGCGGCGGGCGGTGGCATTCCGGCTCTGCAATGAGTTGACGGATGTGCCTTATCTGCAGATCGGACGGGAATTCGGCGGGCGGGATCATTCGTCTGTTCTGCGCGCCCTGACAAAGCCGATCGACCTGCAGCACCAGATCGCATTTGACCGGCTGCGCGCGGACCTGATCCGGGGCACGACCCATGACGTAGACACCGTGCTCCGCTGGCAATTCAAATCCCGCCGCGACCCCGTCGTACCGATGTTCGTCCGCAGGTACACAGCGTGACCCGCGCCATGCAAAAGCTGATCCATGTCGGGTGCCGCGAGCTTGGTCTGGACGCGGACGCGCGGCATGATCTGCAATTGGCCGTCTGTGGCAAGGCGTCGATGTCGGATATGACCGAGGCCGAATTAGAACGGGTTCTGGACCGCCTAAAGCAAAATGGCTTCAAGGTTGCCACCAAGGGTCGCCGCCCGGCAGCGCCCCGGGCCGATCTGCGCCTGATCCACGTCCTGTGGAAAAAGCTCGGCGATGCTGGCGCGCTGGAGCGTCCCGGCCGCGCCGGTCTGAATGCGTTCATCCGCTCCCGCTTTGGCGACAAATGGCAATCCGTTCCGGCCGACGTGGATATGCTGCGAGACGTCGCCCAGATCGAAGCTGTCGTCGCCGCCCTGAAGGCATGGGGCAAGCGTACCGACATTAATTTTGACTGGCGTGGCCGCTGATGGGCAGGAAGCGTGATATCGTGACGGACCATGCGGTCGTGCGCTATCTCGAGCGTGTCTATGGCGTGGATATCGCCTCCTTGAAGCGCCGCATCGAAAAAGTCACCGAGGGTGGCCGGGAACAGCGTGCGGACGCCGTTTTGAGTGACGGCGTCCGCTACCGGTTAAGCCACTCCGGCCGCGTGGTCACGGTGCTGGGGCTGACTGGCACCATGTCGAACCGTGGCAAGCGTTGGAAGGCGCGGCGGAAATGACTACGCAAGCGGGCTTCATCGACGAACTGGAGAGGGATCTTGGAGTGGGCGCACGGCTGCACGTCCTGGCAAATGCCGGAGGCCAACGCCGATATGTTCCCATGCCGGACCGGGTTGAGACCTCCGTCCTGGCCCGGGAGCTGGGGCACGATGTGTGTTGCTGGCTTGCCGGACGGTTCGGCGGTGAAACTGTGATTTTTCCTTCAAGACACGGTTCGCAGAAAGACGAACAGGCATCACTTCTGAGGGCGGCTGTTCTGGATGCAGGCTTGACCGAGCCCAAAAGATCGTCAAACGATATCGCAGCAGAGTTCGGCGTGAGTGAACGTCGCGTGCGCGCCATCCGGGCCGAACTTCGCCAAGACATGCCTCCAGAGGAACTCCCGCTGTTTGCTCACCGGCAGAAGTAGGCCCGGAACCCCTTCCTCCTGAAACTGTACAACTTCCGATGCGACATTCGCCGCAACCGGCGGGGCAATCCTCGTCTGATTGCGGGGTCCATCATGCAGTTCAAGAACCATATCGCCCAGAACCTCTCCTATAGCCGCGCCAAGAACATTGGTGGCAAGATTGTCCCGACCATCGTGGTGCTGCATGACACCGCCGGTCGCCTGGACAAGTTCAATTCGGCCAACTATCTGCTGTCCGCCCCCAGGGGCGTTTCGGTTCATTTCGTCGTCGAACGGGATGGCACGATCACGCAGCAAGTGCCGACAAACCGGCGCGCGGGCCATGCCGGAACATCCGAATATCATGGCCAAAAGGGCTGCAACAACTTCTCCATCGGCATCGAGATCGTGAACCCCGGCAGAATGACGGACGCAGGTAATGGCCATGCGCGCACCTGGTTCAAGAAGACATACGATGTCGCCGAGGCTGGCATTCATTTCATCCAGACCAAGGAGCATGGCGCGGGCTGGTGGATGGACTACGAGCCCGAGCAGATCACGGCGCTTGAGGCCCTGTTGCACGCCCTGTTCGATTACGTCCCGACGCTGACTGACATCGTGACCCACTGGTACATCTCGCCCGGCCGCAAGGTTGACACCAATCCGCTGTTCCCGCTGGAGAGCCTTAAGGCGCGTGTTCTGGGCCGGGATGATCTGCAGGACGAAGCCGCCAATGATGCCTCCGACCTGATCGAGGAAAAGGACGAGATGGTCAGCATCGAGGTGCCCAATGACACGCTCAACATGCGCCGCTGGCCCTCGTTCAATCCAAATGTCATCGCGACCATTCCTGACGGGGTCGTGGTCCCTGTGATCCGCGCTGGCACCTTCGGCAACCGGCCTTGGCTCAAGGTGCGCTACTCCGGCCAGGAAGGCTGGATCGTCGCCAGTCACGCCGCCCCAACCACCCACGCATGAATATGAAAGGACACTCCATTTTCACTACCACGAAATCCCCGCTTGCATCCCGCGCTGTCTGGGGTGGCATTGTCTCGCTCGCAGGTGCGGGGCTTGGCGCGCTTGGCTACACGCTTTCCCCCGAGGATGCGACCGCACTCCCGATCCTGATCGCAAGCGTCGCCTCGGGTCTTGGCGGGATCGGCGCAATCGTTGGGCGGGTGCGCGCGTCCAAGAAGGTTTCTTTTTCCGGGTAGGTCGATGTTTGTGAACTTCTTCCGACGGGTCGGCGATTTTCTGTTCGCCGATCCGGTCCGCTTGATCGAACTGTTTTCCGCGTTGAACCTCATGGGCTGGGCGTGGCTCTTGGCGTTTGAACCAAGCCTCTTAGCACGCGACAGCTACGCCGGATTTGCATCACTTGGCGGTCCCGCCTGGGCAGCCTTGCTGGCATCGATCGCCATCAGTCAATTCGCGCCGATGATCCGCAGGTTCCGACACGCCGCAAACTTGCGGTTCATGGCCATGGCTGCGGCTGCGGGCGCATGGCTCGTCATCGCGTCCAATTTTCTTCTTTCAGGTGTATCGACAACCGCAGAGGCAAATTACCTGCTGTTGTCCCTCATCTGCATGGTGTCGGGGGCCTATCTCGGATGGACATCTCGGAGTACCTGAAGCTGGCACTCAGCAGACCCGACTTGTGGGGTCTCTTCGCATCGAGCGCCGTCATCATCACGGGGCTCTATCTGAAATTCAAGGCTGAAGGGAAAAGCCCGCCAGCAGATCGCCTCGATACTTCAACGAAGATCGAAACCGTTGCGAAACGGCTGGATGGTTTCGACAAGCGGCTCGCACGGGTCGAAAGCGATATTGAGCACCTGCCGACGCGCGAGGAGTTCCACCAGATGGAACTGGGCATGGTCAAGCTGCAGGAGCGGACGGTGGGGATCGAACGGACCACCGAGAGTACCGGCCGGGCAGTTGGGCGGATCGAGGATTTCATGATTTCGATGAAGGGGAGAAAGTGATGACGTCCGGCAATGTGTTTGAAGGTTACAGCGATCACTTCGACGCCGAGGTCAGGCTCGTGATCCTGAAAGCGCTTAACGATGAGCCCGCCAAGGCCATGAGCGACAGCTTGCTCCTCGTGGTCCTCAAGGAGTTCGCGATCCGCCGGTCGCGGGAATATCTGCATACCCAGCTCAATTGGATGGAGACCCAAGCTGGTGCGGTTCGGCTGACCCGGGCCGGGACTGCCATCATCGCACATCTGGCGGAACGTGGGGCCGAACACTTGAACCGTGACGGCGTGATCATCGGGATCAAAGCGCCCTCGTTGCCGAGGTAACCAGATGGCACAGAAAGGACGCGGTAGGCTCTCCTCCATCGATCTGCTCCCGGCAGACGCCGATCCCATCGTTGCCTGGGCCTTCCAGGAGCTCAAATCACGGGAGCGGCTGCAGAAGGACATTCACGCCGAGTTCAACGAGCGTCTTGCCGTGATTGGCGAAGGCCCGATTTCCATGTCGGCCTTCAACCGACATTCGATCGGTATCGCCCGCATTGCGCGCCGCCACGAAGAGGTGCGCCAGATGACCGCCGCCCTCACCGAACGCCTCGAACCAGGGCAAACCGATGATCTGACCATCATGGCGGCAGAGACGATCAAGACACTGATCTTCGAGTTACTCAATCAGGACGAAGGCATGACGCCAAAGGCCGCGATGGAACTCGCGCGTGCGCTCCAGTCGGCGGTGAATGCCCAGAAGGTGCCGTTGGACCGCAAGCGTGCGCAGATCAAGGCCTTCGAGGCGCAGGTGGATGGCGCGCTCGAAAAGGTCGCGACCGAAACAGGAATGGGCGCGGATCGCATTGCCGAGCTGCGCAAGGACTTCCTCGGGTTGCGGACATGACAGAGCCAGAACAGGACAAGTTCGCTGGGCCACCCGTTCTCTCCCGGGATCCGCAGGCGCTTCCGGGTAGTCTCACCCGCGGCGCTGACATTCCGGATGATCTCGACCCTTTTGCGGAAGGCATCTTGATGCTGCACCAGAAGGAATGGCTCGAGGACCCAAGCGATCTCAAGCTGGCCGAGAAAGGGCGGCGGACCGGGATCACCTTCGCCGAGGCCCTGGATGACACGCTGATCGCTGCAGCAAAACGGTCCGCCGGTGGCAGCAACGTTTTTTACATCGGCGATACCAAAGACAAGGGGCGCGAGTTCATCGGCTACATCGCGCACTTTGCAAAGGTGATTGCCGGTGAGCTGCACGCGATCGAGGAGTACATCTTCAAGGATGAGCGTGAAGACGGCACATCCAAGGACATCGCCGCTTTCCGCATCCAGTTCGCCAGCGGCTACCGCGTCGAAGCGCTGTCGTCGAACCCGGCCAACATCCGGGGTCTGCAGGGCGTTGTCGTGATCGACGAGGCGGCATTCCACAAGGATGTGCGCCAAGTGATCGATGCCGTGAACGCCCTGCTGATCTGGGGTGGCAAAGTGCGCGTGATCTCCACGCACAACGGTGTACTCAACCCGTTCAACGAGCTGATCCGCGAGGCTCAGGCCGGAAAGAACCCGTTTTCTCTGCACTTCATGCCCTTTGAAAAGGCCGTTGAAAACGGGCTTTATAAGCGCGTTTGCCGGATGAAGGGGCTAGACTGGTCGCAAGAGGCACAGGATGCCTGGGAAGCGCTGATCCGCGGCTCCTATGGGCCGCGCACTGCAGCCATGCGGCAGGAACTCGATGCCATCCCCGCGGAAGCAGAAGGCTCGGCGCTGACCCGCGTCCAGATCGAAAAGCGGATGGAGGACGGCATTCCCTTCAAACGTTGGGTGCAGGATGACGACTTCCGAAACGCGCCGGACCATGTGCGCAAGGCCGATGCGCTGGATTGGTGCGCCAAAGAGTTGCGTCCGATCCTGGAAAGCCTCAGCCCGAATTGCCGCCACTACATGGGTGAGGATTTTGCACGCTCAGGCGACGCAACCGACATCGTGATCCTTGAAGAAGGTGCTGACCTGGTGCGGCGGCAGAAACTGATCGTGGAGCTCCGGAACATCCCTTTCGATCAGCAACGCGACATCCTTTTCTATGTTTGTGACCGTATCCCGCGGTTCGCCGGGGGCGCGTTGGACAAAGGGGGCAACGGCGCGTACCTCGCCGAGAAGGCGGTGCAGCGCTACGGCGAGACCGTGGTCGAGGTGAGTTTCAGCCAGGAATGGTATCGCCAGGAGATGCCTTCCTACATCGAGGCATTCGGCGACGGCACCATCGTTCTGTGCAGCCACCCGGATGTGCTGCAGGACCACCAGGCCCTGCAGTACGTGGACGGGATCATCCGAGTGCCAAAGGACTTCCGGTTCAAAGGGTCGGACGGATTTGACCGGCACGGCGACAGCGCCGTGGCATCCGCACTTGCCTGGTATGCGACCCGGCTGGAGGTAGAGGAGTTCGGCTACCAAGGGGCCGAAAGCACTGACCGTTGGCGTGCCGTGCCGGATAGTGGCGGCGATGACACGGAATCGGTCGGTCGCTTCGGGAGCGGCGCATGGTGAGCCTTCAAAGCACTCAGGATCCAAAGGAAGACACGCGATGGGATTGATTGATCTGAATGGTGCCCCGCTGAAAGCTCCATCGAAGAAGGAGCTCACCGAGGAGACAGGTGGCCCGACAATGGGCGGTGTTCGCCAGATCCAATCGGGTCATCCAGCCGATGGGCTGACGCCTTACCGCCTGGGCGCGCTTCTGCGCGAGGCAGAGACCGGGGACGCAACCGCCTATCTCGAACTGGCCGAGCAGATGGAGGAAAAGGACCTGCATTACCAGGCCGTGCTTGGCGTCCGCAAACGGGCAATCCGGCGGCTGAAGATCGTCGTCGAAGCCGGGGCCCAGGACGACACTGCCGAGGCAGCCGCTGAGTTGGTGCGCGAGGCCATGGGTTCCTCAGCCATCATGGATGACATGATCGACATGCTGGACGCGCTTGGCAAAGGGTACTCCGCGACCGAGATCATCTGGAATGTGTCGGCGTCGCCCTGGAAAATTTCCCGCCTGGAGCACCGCGACCCACGCTGGTTCCGGTTTGACGACACCGACGGTCGCACGCCTTTGCTGCGCGGCGACGAGGGCGACCAGCCCCTGCCCCTCTTCCGATACGTGTTTCACTGCGCGCGCCTCAAGTCCGGCCTGCCGATCCGTTCGGGCCTCGCCCGCCTGGTTGCCTGGGCTTATGTCTTCAAGAATTACACCCTCAAGGACTGGGCTGTATTCATGGAGGCCTATGGCCACCCTCTCCGGATCGGCAAGCATGGCAATACGGCAACCGTGGAGGAAAAGGCGACATTGCTGCGGGCGGTCCGTCGGCTCGGCGTCGACATGGCCGCCATCATGCCGAAGTCGATGGAGGTCGAGATCGTCAACGGTGCCGTAACCGGTGCCGACAAGATGTTCGAGTTCTCGGCCCGCTATTGGGATGAGCAGATCAGCAAGGCGGTCCTTGGCCAAGTCTCAACCACCGATGCGATCTCCGGCGGCCATGCCGTCGGCAAGGTTCACAACCTGGTCCGGGAAGACATTCGGGACGCAGACGCCGGTCAACTCGCCTCGACCCTCGAGCGAGATATCGCGCTGCCGATGACGGTGCTGAACTTTGGCAACCACGTGAGGCCGCCGCGCATTCGGTTCGAAGCCGAGGAGGAGCGCGACCCCCGTCTGACCTTGTTGGCGATCAAGACCTTCGGGCCGATGGGCCTGAAGATCTCCGAGAGACAAGTGCGTGAAACCTACGGATTGCGTGAGCCTGAAGACGGCGAAACGCTGCTGTCCTTTCCCGCGTCTCCTGATCCCCGGCAACCCGAGGTCCCCGACGCGGTACCGCTGCTTGCAGCAGGAACTGTCATTGCCGCCCAGGATGCTCTGACACGCGCCGCGGCGGGGCTCGTCGCCGATGGCCAGGCACAGTCGGAGATGGATATTCTTCTGGGGGACTTGCTGGAAGCGATCGGACAGGCGTCATCTCTGGAAGACATACGCGATATTTTAGCGAGCGCAGCGGACGAGGCACCGGATGACAGCCTCAGGGAGATGGTGAGCAGGCTCATGTTCAGCGCGCGCCTGGCGGGCGAAACCGGCGCGGACATCTCCTGATCATGGCTGGCATCGCCCTTGAACCGCTTCCGCCGCGTGAAGCCCTCGAATACTTCCGGTCAAAGGGCTATGCACCAGCGCTGCAAAGGTTCGATTATCGTGATCACTGGCGCGAGGAACATGCCAGAGGGTTCGTGGTCGCCAAGGCAATGCGGGACGATGTGCTGGCGCTGATCCGAACGGCGGTCGAGGATGGCCTGTCGCAAGGACAGACGCTGGATCAGTTCCGCAAAGACCTTGCGCCACAGCTCAAGGCAAAGGGCTGGTGGGGGAAATCGATCGAGCGCGACCCGTTGACCGGCGAGTTGAAGGAAGTGCAGCTGGGATCAATGCACCGGCTGAAGGTAATCTTCGACACCAACCTGCGGACTTCCTATGCCTCCGGTCAATGGGCACGACTGCAACGGACCAAGGCATTCCTGCCCTATCTCGAGTACCGCCAGCTGCAGCGCGAGACCGCACGGGACGAACACAAGCCCTACGACGGGTTGATCCTGCCAATCGACCATCCGCTCTGGCGCAAGATTTTTCCGCCGAACGGATGGTTCTGTGGCTGCTACGTCCGTCCGATGAATGACCGCATGCTGGAGCGCGAAGGAAAGGTGCTGACCTCGGCCGATGAGATTGCGGCCCTGGAGACCATGCCCTGGACCAACCCGAGAACCGGCGAGACGGAAGCTTTGCTGGAAGGTATCGATCCAAGCTTTGCCTCGAACCCTGGCCATGCCTGGCAGGACATGGATGATCGCCACGCAGCCAGTGCCCTTGATCTGCCCGAAAACCTGCGCGCCAGTGATCGTGGCTATCTCAAGGAAATGACTGCGCTACAAATGCGAGGGGATCGACAGATCCTGCTGGCCTATGATCAGGCGGCGGATCCAGAAACCGCGCCTCTGGCATTTGCCCAGGGCGAAACCGCAACACCGGTCGAAATCGATCCGGCCCTCGCAACCCAGCTTGCCAATCCCGGCAATCGCATCGCGTTGCTGCGCGCCGGACCGACAGCAACCCCGTTTGCAATCGAAGATCTGGGGCTGCTCGCGGAAGCTCCAGGCTTGCATCAGGTCGCACTGGCCTCACCCGACGGTTCCTTTTTTCGCATGGGGCGGGCGGCCGAGACGGCATTGCCACCGGTCGACCGCATCCGGGACTGGCACGCGGAAGCGGTACGGATCGCTGCCAGATGGTCGGGGCGTGAGACGCTCTCGAACCAAGAAATGGCCCTGATCACCAATCACGCCCTCTTGAGCGCCATGGCGGAACATGGCCTCATTGGCTACGCTTCTGCCCCCAGTGGCCGAGTTCAGGCTCTTCTTCTGCGCGCTCTCGATCTGCTGCCCGAGATGGTCGCCGTGCTGGGTGCGAGATAGGGCGTCGCGCAGGTCGAATTCGGCGCAAATTCACCTTCCCGCAAAAAATTGGCCACAGAGCGCCTCGAACCCGCGTCGGGGGCAGAGGGTCGAAAAATCCCGGAGCGGCAATCCTAGGGTATTAAAGGGGTATTAAAACGCCCCACCAAATGCCCGGCGTCCGACGCATTTGCACCGATCCGGAGGTCGCGCTTGATTTTGACCAGTTTCGGCTCCAATCTGATCCTGTGCCCCGATCGCCCCGAGTTTGGTGTGGCGGAACCCCTTCCTCCTGAGCGCGCGTTTGTTGACGGCCTAGTTTGGCCGCATGAACACGCCACTGATTTTCACAGCAGACGCCCAGGTCATCCCTTTGAATGGCGAGGCTCTCCCGACCAGGATCGAATTGATCCCGGTCGGCGAACTCCACCTTGCCGATCAGCGCGGGACAGTGGGGCGGATCACGGATGCCGCCGCGTTGATCGAGCGCACCATGGCATATGCCAAGGGCGGTATGCTGCCGATCGACTTTGCCCACGGCATGGAGGTCCAGGGCAGTGGTGATCACCGTGCCGCCGGGTGGATCACTGGCCTGGAGATCGAGGGCAACCGCATCATGGCGTCGGTCGAATGGACCCCGGTAGGTGCCGAAGCACTCAAGGGCCGGGTCTACCGGTTCATCTCACCAACTTTCACCGTTCCAGTCCCCGGTTCCGAGGTCGGTCTGATCTTGCGCGCCGGTCTGACGAACAACCCCGCCTTCCGCGAACTCGCGAAGGTCGCATCACACCAGGAGAACCCGAAGATGCCCAAATGGCTTATCCAGCTCGCCGCGAAACTCGGCATGCCCGAGGAAACCGACGAGGCCAAGATCGTCGCTGCAGCTGAAGGCGCAATCGACCAGGCCAATAACGCGGTGCCGATCATCACCGCCGCCGGATTGACCGGCGCGCTGACGGAAACGGCCGCCACCGCGATCACGGCCAAGATCACGGCCAGTGCCTCGGACGCAGAACCTGATCCCGCCAAGTATGTGCCGATCTCGGCCGTCAGCGAGTTGACAGGTCAGCTGGCTGCGATGCGGGCGGAAATCAATGGCGACAAGGCCGAAACCGTCGTCACTGCCGCAATGAAAGAGGGCAAGGTTACGCCCGGTCTGGAAAGCTGGGCGCGCAAGTACGCCGCCGCCGATCTTGACGGCTTCAAGACCTGGTTGGGAAATGCCCCGGTCGTGGTCGACGGCAAAGCGGTCACACCGGGCGGTCAGCCTGTCGTCGCAGCCGGGGCGCTGACCTCCGACGAGCGGACCGTCATCGCGGCCACCGGGATCACCGAAGAAGCCTTCCTCGCAACAAAGCAGGGCAAGCCCGTCCCTGCCCAAAAAAAGGAGGCCTGAGCCATGGCCAACCTGACTAAAGCCCGCGTGACGGCTGAACTTGCATCCGGTGGCAAGACCTTTGCCGATCCCGTCGCCGCTGACACCAAGCTCTTTCAGGGCGGCATGGTGGGCCTCGATGCTTCTGGCAACGCCGTCAAGGCCGCCCCGGCCGTCGCCACGATGCGCGGTGTTGCGGTTCATACCGCCGACAACACCGACGGGGCTGCCGGCGCGATCTCCGTTGAAGTCAAGCGGGGCCCCTTCCTCTTCAACCAAACAGGGCTGGACCGCACCGACATCGGGGCAAGCGTCTATGTCGTCGATGACAACACTGTCGGTGCAACCGGCACGCTGATCGCAGGCAAGCTGCTCGACATCGAGCCAGCCGGTGCCTGGGTCGAAATTCTGTAAGAAAGGGACCGAACATGGATCTCAACGGCGCAAGCCTCACTGCCCTCAACCTGGCCTTCACAACGGCGTTCAACACAACGCTGTTTGGCGCGGCGACCACTTACAACCGTATCGCGATGACGGTGAATTCGACCACGCGCACCCAGAGCTACCCCAAGCTGTCGGAGATCCCCGGCATGCGCGAATGGATCGGCGACCGGGTGATCAACCGGTTCAAGATCGACGGTTTCCAGATCACCAACCGCAAGTTCGAAAACACGATCGGCGTCCCCGTCGATGACATCGCTGACGATCAGGTCGGGATGTATTCCAGCCTGATCTCGGATTTTGGCCAGACAGCTGGCGAATTGCCGGATGATCTGGTCTGGGAGAAATTGGCCGAGGGGTTCACCGAAACCCATTACGACGGCCAGTTCTTCTTTGACACCGACCATCCCGTCGAGGACGTGAATGGCGTCGAGCAGTCTGTCTCCAATCTGACGGCCGGAGCGGGCGCTGCCTGGTATCTGATCGACACCTCCCGCATCATCAAACCAATCATCTTCCAGGACCGTGAGCGCCCGATGCTGAAGGCATTGACGGACATGTCGGACGCCAACGTGGCGATGCAGGACGAATTCCTCTGGATCGCCAAACGTCGCTGCGCCGCAGGCTTTGGTGCCTGGCAGACGATCCATGCCTCCAAGGCTGCCCTGACCCCGGCGAACTATGCCGCCGCCCGCCAGGCCATGCTGGAGATGCGCGGGCATCGCGGTCGCAAGCTGAACCTGCGTCCGAACCTGCTGGTGACCGGGCCCAGCAACGAGGGTGCGGCCCGCGAAATCCTGCTGAACGAACGCGATGCGGCGGGTGCCACCAATACCTGGCGCAACACCGCGGAGCTGCACGTGGAAACGCGCCTCAGCTAAGGCGCGGGGTCGATTGCCTGAGCGGTCCGGCGTGACCGGACCGCTTTCTTCAACCGACCAAGGAGACGACAGATGGAAACTCGTGAAGAACTCGAAGCGCGCGCCGAAGAGCTTGGACTGAAAGTGCCGGGCAACATTGGCGACGAAAAGCTGGCAAAGCGCATCAAGGAAGCCGAAGCGGCTGCCGAAGGAGATGGCCCAACGGTCACTGTCCTGTGCGCTGTCGCAGGCGGACGCCGCCGTGCCGGTCGCCGCTGGGACGGTGGCGAAAACCACGTTCCCGCAGACGAATTCACGGAAGCGATGCAAGAGGCTCTCGCCCGTGACCCGATGTTTCAGGTCATCGAGGCCTGATCGACATACCCCGCGAGAGAGAGGGGGCCTGGTCCGGGCCGCAAGTCCGTCAGCACCCATAGACCGCCGCCTGGTCGGCGCAGGGAACCTTGGAAGGTAGGAGCCGAAGCTCGCCCCCCGATTTCGCGAAGGAGAACCGCACGTGACCTATGCCAGTATCGATGACCTGAAAGCGACGATCCCGGCGCGCGATCTTGCCCTGCTCACCGACTTTGACGGTGCGGGTGACACGGTCGATGACGATCGTCTTGCCGCAGCGTTGCGTGACGGGGCAGCCGAGATCAACGGCTACATCGCGAAGGTGGTGACGCTGCCGCTGGTGGCACCGCCCGACATGTTGCGCGTGGTGTGCCGTGATCTTGCGATCCATCGGCTCTATGCCAACGCCGGCCGCGTGACCGAAACCCAGGAGAAGCTGCGCGACGCTTCGGTGAGCTATCTTCGCATGGTGCGCGACGGCAAGGTATCGATCGGCGACGAAGACGGTGGCGCGGAAATCCAGACCTCCGAAGGTGTGGCGACCGTGGAGGGCCCGGAACGGGTCATGACACGCGACAGCCTGAGGAACTTCTGATGGCTGTCACACTTACAGCAGATCTTGACCTCACTGGTATGAAAGCTGTCCTCGGGGCGTTTGTCTCCGCGGGCGAGGATCTTTCTCCACTTATGGAGATGTGCGGCGCGCTGCTGGAAACGTCCACGAAAGACAGGCTGCGAGACAGCAATGTCGCGCCGGACGGCACGCCGTGGCCGGTCTCGATGCGCGCCCAGTTTGATGGCGGCAAAACCCTTGTCGAAAGCAGCCGCCTCGCGAACAGCATCCAATACATCGCCGGGCCCGCACAGGTCGAAGTCGGCTCAAACGTGATCTACGCCGGGATCCACCAGACCGGTGGCGAGATCAGGCCAAAGAGTGGCGCGGCATTGTCCTTTGCCCTGCCGGGCGGCGGCTGGGCTACGGTAGGCAAGGTTACGATCCCCGCACGTCCCTATCTCGGGATCTCCGACCAGGATCGCGAAGACCTGACAGCGACAACGGTTGAGTACCTTGACGCGCGGGTGCGCCAATGACGGCCAAGCCCGGCATTCTCGATGTAGCACCCATCGCGGCCGCGATCCGCGCCGCGATGCCCGACCTGCGCGACGTTGGCACGGCCAGTTCATTTGGCGCGCTGCGCGCCGAAACAGTCCGCTGGCCATCAGCTTACGTCATCCCGCTGGCCGAAAGCCCTGGCAGCAATCGCTACCAGAGTGAGCACCTGCTCAGCCAACGCGTCATCGCCCGGTTCGGGGTCGTCTGGGCCGTGCGCGACATCGGCGACAGGATGGGCACCATCGCAAGCGGCGAGATCAGGGCCGTCCGAGCCGCAGGCATGCTGGCCGTCTGCAGTTTCCGACCGACAGATGCCGAGACCGCCTGCGAACCCGTCTCCGGTCGCCTGGTCAGCGGCATCGACACGAATGGCCAGATGTTCTGGCAGGACGATTTCGCGGTCGCGCTCAACCGTCACATCCCCATCAGCTGAGGAAACCAAAATGGCCAGCACCAAATCCCGCCTTATCCGCCTGCTCTCCGGCACACGCTCGCTTGTCGGCGGCATCCCTTCTTACGACACAGCAACCGAAATGCTGGTCAAGGGCCTCACCCCCCGCAGGATCGAGGGTGACTACCAGGCGCAAGACTTCGTCACCGGCTTTGAGGGCGCGCAGGGCGACAGGCTCTTCAATGAGAGCATGGGGCTGGACTTCATGATCGATGCGGCTTTGCCTGAAGCGGGCAGCGCGCCCCTTTACGGCGAGTTGTTGAAAGCCACCGGCCTTGTCGAAACGCTCGTCGCTGACACCTCAGCCACCTACTCCCTGCAGCCCGAAGGCTCGGCCAAAACCGAAATCGCGCTTCAGTATCTGGACGCCCAATCGATGCAGGTCACCGAAAAGGTGCGTGGCGGGCTGACGTTCACGGCAGAGACCCGCAAGCCGCCGATGTTCGGGTTCAAGTTCATGGGCGAGCTCTTCGATGGGCAAGCGGCCGTTGTCGCATCGCCCGACTTTTCAGGCTGGCCGGATGCACCCGAATGCTCGCCGCGCAACATGAGCGCCTTCACCGTCGATGGCACGGAGCTCTGCGTCCAGAGCTTCACCTTTACCGATGGCCGGACACCCCGGCGGGGCCGCTTCATGAATTGTGACGGGACGGACATCACCGCCCGCAATGTCACCGGTCGGATGGTCATCGAAATGCCCCCTGCCGCGACAATTGACATTCTGGCCCTCTGCCGGTCGGGGGCAAAGCAGCCGCTGGTCTGGCAACTTGGGACCGGCGCCGGGAATGTCCTGCGCGTCGCGGCTCCGGCCGTCCAGCTGAAGTACGCCGGTGAGCAGGACATTGACGGCACCATCGGCCAGGCGCTCGACCTCGTCTTTTGCCACGACCAGGGCGACGACGAGTTCGCCATCACCTTCAGCTGAGGAGCACCCCCATGAGCTTTCTGTTCGTCGAAAACCACCCGTTTGAATGGCCGGTGAAAATCTCCGTGCCAAAAGGCGGCTCCTTCGAGGAAGTGAACATCACCGGCCTGTTTGAAATCATGGATGACGTCGATTTCTACAGCGCGGGCGAAGATCTTTCGAGCCGCGGGGCGATGATCGACTTCGAAATCAACCGTCTCATGCAGGTGTTCAAAGGCTGGACGGAAGGCGACGTTCTGGACAAGGCAAAGAACCCGATCCCGGCGACGCCCGAGAACATCCGTCGCTTCCTGGGCAACCGCCCGGCCCGGCTGGCGGTCACGGACGCCTACACCGAGGCGGTCACACCTTCAAAGGGCTATCGCGCAAAAAACTGAGAGCCGCCGCTCGCCGGATATGGGGGCGTGCGGCGGTCAGCGACGAGATGGCAAAGGATTATGCCGCATTCCACGAGGTCAGCGTGGAAGAGGCGAAGGACCGATTGATGCAAAGCACGGGTCAGAACAGCGATGACATGATTTTGCCGGTCACGTTCCGGCCCGCGATCGAGCTTGCCATCCACAGTCACGATCAGCTCCGCACGATCGCGGGCCTGGGCGGTGCAGCGCATCTGTCGTTTGATCAGACAGCTGTTGAAGCCACCGCACGGATGCATGGCATCCAGTTGCAGCCACGCGACGCCCTCGATCTGTCGATCCTTCAGGCCGAAGCGCTCAAGATCATGCGGGATGATCCATGAGCGCGCTTGAGACATCCCTCATCCTGAGCGGCGATGCCCGTGGCCTGATCATGGCCAGCCAGACCGGCGGGGCGGCGTTGGATCAACTGGACCAAAAAGTAGATCAGACCGGGCGCGGGATGAAATCGGCACGCGCTTCGGCAGAGGTTTTCAATCGCGAAATCGACCGGCAGCGCGCTGCCGTAGATCAGCTGCGTGCCGGGATTGATCCGGTCTACGCTGCGACCCAACGGTTGGAAGCCGGACAGGAAACGCTGACACGCGCCTTCCGGTCGGGCATCCTTACCGCGCGCGAATACGACACGGCGCTGGAACTGTTGCAGGCTCAGCACCGGCAAGTCGCGGGTGCTGCCGATCTTCAGGCCGCAGCAACGTCGCGCCTGCGGACCCAGACTGCCGGTGGTGCAGGTGGGATGCAGAACTTCAGCTATCAGCTGCAGGACGTGTTCACACAAGTCGGCATGGGCGTGCCGCTGATGATCTCTCTGGGCCAGCAGGCACCGCAAATCCTGTCGGGCTTTGGCACCATCGGCGCGATGGCCGGTGTGGCGGCGGCAGCAATCCTGCCGCTGTCAGCTGTGATCTTCGGTCTTGGCTACGAGAGTGAAGAAACAGGAAAAAAGGTCAAAACAGCCGCGGATCGGATTGAAGAGGCGCTGTCGGCGATCAGTGACGCCCAGGCCACCTTGCACACCAATTCCGTCAGGGACCTCGACGGCATCGTCGCAAAATACGGTGAGGTCACCAACAGCGTCCTGACCTTGATGCAGGCCGAAAATCGTCTGGCGATGCAGCGGGCTATGGGAAAGACGCGGGAAGGGCTGGACGCCGTTTTTGCGAACCCCGCGTTCGGGGAATTCACGGACCGAAATCAGATCAGACAGGAGCAAATCCGCGAGGTGCAGCGCGAGCTTTCCTTCGCCGAAGCAAACCTGACGGTCCGGGTGGACAAAGCCCAGGCACGCGAAGAGATCGACGCCCTCAAGGCCGAACTGGAAGCCTATGCGCGCGGTGACGACATCCAGATGGATTTCGGCGTCTCACCAGAAAGCCTTCAGAACCTCGCCATCTATCAGAATGCCATCAAGGCAGCCCTTGCAGCCGAGAACTATCAGGGCCTGCTCACTGTCATTACCCAGATGCGAACCGAGCTGGAGACCATTCCGCAAGGCACGCTTCCCGGCTTGGAGCAGGGTGTTGTAGCCGCAGAGGCCGCACTGCGTGAAGCGCTACACACCTCCGAAATGACAGAGGAGACATTTCGCGAGATCGAGGTACTTGCGCAGCGGGTTGGAAGCATCGACGTCTCATCCAATCTCGCCGCAGCCGCGGCTCAAGCCAGTCGGATCGCGGATGAGCTCGGACGTGCGGTTTCGAATGCGATCGCACTTGCCAATCAGGGCGTGGGCGACGTCGAACGAGCCCGGATCAATTACGATTTTCGGGATGATCCCATTGGCCGCGCGGGTGCGTTGGCAGGCGCTGAGTTCGACGCCAGGGCCTCACTCCCGACCGGAACCGACAGCACGATCCGCAATGCCGTAGAACAGGAGAAGCGGGAATTTGTAGGCGCGCGGGTCGAAGCCGCACGCTATAACCAGCAGCTTCAGGAATGGCGTAAGGAACAGACTGCGGCCGCCCGAAAAGGGAGAGGCGGTGGCGGACGCGGCGGGCGTCGCGGTCGCTCCGATGAAGAGCGGGTTATCGAGGGCATCCGCCGGGAAATGGACCGGTTGGCCCCGTCCTATGAGCGCGATGTGGCCGAGCTCGAGAGATGGCGGGCGGAAGCCCTGGGCACCCTGGACCCGGCCCGCGAAGGATACGAAGCCTTTGCCAGCGACGTTGAGTTCATCTTCGGCGAACGCCTGGCTGAAGCCTATCGCAAGGATCTCGAAAACCGCGATGACTGGGCATCGGGCGTAGAGCGCGCCTTCCTCGACATCACCGAGAACATGGTGACCTTCGCGGATGCGGGCGAGAACATTGCCAAGAAGTGGTCCAGTGGCCTGGAAGACGCTTTTGTCGAAATGGGCCGCACCGGAAAATTCGAAGTCGGCAGCCTGGTCGACTACACGCTTGAGCAGTTGCAGCGCCTGATCTTTCAACAATCCATTTTGCCGGGACTGGAAGGCGGGTTTGATTTCCTTTCGAATTTCATCGGAGGGCTTTTCGGCGGCAGTACAGGCGTGACCGCCACCCAGTCCCATGCAGGCAGCACAATCGGCACCAGCGGCGTGCGCCGCAGCTACGGCAAGAACGCGCCCCTGCGCGCCGATGAACGCCTGACGGTGACCACACTGGGCCAGCGGGTGTTTACGCCCGAGCAAATCGCCAACGGTGCGACCGTGGTCGATGCCCTGGCCATGGCCTCGCAGAACTCAGGTGGCGGGCAGCCCGTCGTGTTCTCACCGCAGATCAACGTGCAAAACAACAGTTCCACGCCGGTTGACGCGGAAATCCAAGAGGAGAGCGACGGCAAAGGTGGCCGCAGCTATCGCCTCATCCTCGCCGACCAGGTTGGCGTCGCCATCAACACCAAAGGTGGCGGCGCGCGAAAAGCCCTTCAGAACGGCTACAACATCCGCCAGAAGGGCACGCGGCGATGAGTATCCCCGTCTGGCCCGATACCTTGCCCGACCCTCTGCGCGCCGGCTACCTGGCTCAGCGTCAGGATATCCGCGTGCGGCGCGCGTCCAATGGCCCGCCCGGCTATCGCCGCCGGTTTTCCAGCGGCGCGGAACTGGTGACGCTGGCGATCGAGGTGACCCGAACTGGCAAGGCGGCATTTGACCAGTTCTATGATCTGGACACGCGCTTTGGCACCCTGCCCTTCAAGATGCCCGACCCCGCCACCGACGGACGCCAACTGCTGACCGAAAGCGGTGTCCCCATTCTGACTGATACCGGGGAACCGATCCTGTTGTCTGCCAGCTGGCTTTGCATCTTTGGAGATCCTGTTCCTTCGGAGCGCATCGTGGGTGGGCGGTTCGAGATCACCTTCAACGTCGCGGTGATGCCATGAGGAGGGTTTCTCTCAACGCGCGCCAATCGCATGACGCACCCTATTCAGACGATCTCGAGATCGCGCTGATCATGATCGAGCACCCGGAGCTCGACGCGCCGGTGCGGCTGTCCACCGATCCGACAGAGCGGCTGTCGGTCGAGCCGCTGGCCTATGGCACCCGCAGCGCCTGGATGGACAGTGATCCGGCCACCGAGCCCTTCCTGTTCATCCTGGCGGCGTCCGACATTCCCGGAGATCTCGAGGACGCACCGGCATCAGCCAATATCATCGTCGAGAATGTGGACAGCGACATCGCCAAATTGCTGCGCTCCTTCATCGACCGGCCCACCGTGCATCTGGCGGTGGTGATGGCCAGCACGCCGGACCTGGTGGAGGTGGAGTTTCGCGACATGGCGATGATCTCGGCCGATGGCGATGCGGGCCAGATCACGCTGGAGATCAGCCGCGCGCCGATCGAGGACGAGAGCGTGCCGATGGACCGCTTCACCAAGGAACGCTTTCCGGGGCTGTTCCGATGAGCTGGTCGAACGCATATCTCGGCATTCCCTATGCTGACATGGGCCGCGACCGGTCGGGCTGCGACTGCTGGGGCCTCGCGCGCCTGGTCTATGCCGAGGAGCTGGCGATCAGCCTGCCAGCCTATTCCGAGGGCTATGTCAGCGCGGAGGAACAGGCCGAGGTCGCCTCCCTGATCGGGTCGGAGACGCGCGGCTCGGTCTGGCGCAAGACGCTGATACCGCAGCCCTTCGATCTCCTGCTCTTCCGCCACGGCCGCCACGAGAGCCATGTCGGGATCTACGTCTCGCCTGGTGTGATGCTGCACATGTCCACGGACGATCAGTCCAAGCACGAGCGGTTCGACCAGGGCCGCTGGGGGCATCGCTTCGTCATGGCCTTTGAACATGAAGCACTGCGGGGTGACCGGCGATGAGCGTCAAGGCCAACAATGTGCTCTGCGCACCGCTCCTGGACCCCGGCATGGGTCGTAAGGAGATCGAGGCACCCCATGGCCTGACGATCGCCGAGATTGTCGCCTTGGCGCTGCCGGGGTTCCGCGATCCGCGCAAGGGGCTGCGGGTACTGCTGGTGACCGATCGGGGGGCCTCCGTGGTCGATCCGGCCTATTGGTCCAGCCTCCGGCCGATGCCCCACGCCCGCGTCGTGATCCGCACGATCCCCGGCAAGGATGCTCTGCGGTCAGTTCTGCTGGCCGTCGTGTCGATCGCGGCCGCCGCCCTCGCACCCTATCTGTTTCCGACGCTGGGCAAGGTAGGATTGGCACTGGCAACCTCGGGCCTGACCGTTCTGGGCCAACTGTTGGTCAACGCGCTGATCCCACCGACGCAGCCAGAGGGCGAAGAGCGCCGCAACGTCTACAACATCGACGGCTGGCGGAATGAGGGACGGCCCGGCTCCCCGGTGCCCTACCTCTTCGGCAAGCATCGCTACGCCCCGCCATTCGCAGCCACCTCCTGGACCGAGATCGTCGGCGACCAGCAATATGTCCGGGCGCTGTTCTGCCTTGGCTATGGCCCTTTGCGGATCTCCGATCTGCGGATCGGGGATACGCCGATCAGCGATTACGAGGACGCAGATGTCGAGATCCGCGAAGGCCGGGAAGATGACCTGCCGATCGGGCTCTACCCCGAGCAGGTGCTCGAGGAAAACGCCGGTGTCCAGCTGGTCCGGCCCAAGCCGCGCGACCTGACCGGCGAGATCATTCCCGGCTCGGTCGGCGTGGAAACACCCGTCACGCGCTTCACGGCGTCCAACTCGGCGCAAGCTTCCGTGATCCTGGCATATCCGGCGGGTCTTTATGCCATTGACGACAAGGGCCGGGTTGCCCCGCGCAGCGTCAGCGTGCGTATCCGGGCGCGCCTCAATGGTGTGGGTGTCTGGCAGGAGGTGGTGACCCTGGCGATCACGGCCAAGAAACAGGAGGGCTTCCTGCGCCAGCACCGCTGGACCCTGCCCACCCGTGGCCGCTGGCAGATCGAAGTCACCCGGATGACCGACGACAGCACCAGCACGCAAGCCTCCGACAAGGTGGTGCTGTCGGGCATCCAGTCGATCCGGCCAGAGTACCCGATCAACTTCGAAAAACCGCTTGCCCTGGTCGCGATCCGGGTGCGCGCAACCTACCAGTTGAATGGGCCTTTAAACGCCTTCAATGCCCTGATTGAACGCGAGGCGCTGATCCACGAGGAAGGCGAATGGGTCACCGGCTACGGTCGCACTCCAGCGACCGCATATGTTGCTGCCCTCACCGGGCCGATGAACCCCTTTCCGGCGTCCTCCTCTGCTATCGACTGGGACCAGATCGCCGACTGGCATGATTGGTGCGTCGAGAAGGGCCTCAAGTACGACCGGGTCCACGATGGCCAGGAGACGCTGGGCGAGATGCTGCTCGCGATCTGCGCGGCCGGTCGCGCCAGCCCTCGGCACGACGGGGTCAAATGGGGCGTTGTGATCGACCGGCCCGAGACGCTGGTGGTCGATCACATCAACCCCCGCAACAGCGACCAGTTTCAATGGTCCCGCAGCTATTTTGATCCACCCGATGGCGTGCGCGTTCGGTTCCTGGACGAGACCAACAACTATGAGGAAGCGGAACGGGTCATCCCCTGGCCAGGACACGTTGGCGATGTGGCGCTCACCGAAACCGTGGAGATGCCTGGCAAAACCGATCCAGCTGAAATCTGGATCGAAGCGCGCCGCCGGATGTACGAGCTGATCTACCGGCCCGACAGCTTCTCGGCCATGCAATCAGGCCGCGCCCGGGTGGTGACCCGCGGTGACCTGGTCATGGGCAGCTTCGACGTGCTGGACCGAACCCAGCTCTCTGCCAGGGTAAAATCGGTGACAGGTGCGCTGGTCGAGCTCGACGAAGAGATCACGGTCGGCGAAGACTTTGGCATCCGGTTCCGGGTCTTCGCGGATGAGGAAGACGTGATCGGCAGTTCGGTGATCAGCAAGATCGCCCCGATGGAGGAGCCCACCCGCGCGGTGCGTCTGCTGGACCGGGCGGCGGTGCCGACCGTCGGCGAGGCCGTGCATCTCGGTCCGATCACCACCGAGAGCCTGCCCCTCAGGGTGCGGGGCATCGAAGGGGCCGATGACTTTGGCGCTCGGGTGATGATGGTCGCGGCCGCGCCCGAGATCGACACGCTGACCGACGCCGAGGTCCCACCCGAATGGGACGGTCGGATTGGCGAGATCATCGATCAGACCGCCGTCATCCCGGCGGTGCCGCTCTTTGTCTCGGTCGCATCGGGCCTGATCGGTACGGGTGATCCTGACGGCTTCGAGGTCGTGTTGCAGACCGGCACCGGCTCAACCGCACTCGTTGATGCCTTCGAGTTCGACCATCGCCTGACCAGCTCCGGCGTCTGGACCACCGAGACCATTCCAGTCGCTGCCGGTGGCATCAGCCTGGACGACTACGAGGCGGGCAACGAGATCGAGTTCCGCGCCCGCGCCCTGGCGAACACCACGCCAGGCGACTACACCGCCGTCGCGACCCTGACCATCGGCGAGGATGACCCCGCCATCCCGGCAGCGCTTGACGACGAAGCGATCTCCGCGACCGGAAGTCTGGGCCATGCCACCCTGGTGGTTGCGGTGCCTGAGACCGGCGCGCCGACCCAATTGCAGATCTACCGCGTGCCCACGGGCAACCCGCTCGACCGCGAGACCCATGCCATCGGCAGCCGCCTTGAGGTCTCTGCCGGTTCGACGCTGAACTATGTCGACGGCGACGGGACCCGTGTGAACCTGCTGAGCTCTGCGGATTTCAACAGCGCGGACAATTGGAGCCTCGACAGCGGCTGGGCCATTGCCGGTGGCAAGGCAACCTTCACACCAGGTGCCGCAGGCAACCTCGCGCAGACCCTGACTTTGACGGCAGGCACCACCTACCGTGTCGCCTTCGAGGTCTCGGGTTATGTCGCGGGCGACGTCAAGCCGCGGCTGATCGGCGGCACCAACGTCAGCGGCGAAACGGTGACGGCCAACGGTCTGTTCCTGGACAGCCTGACGGCGCTGACCGGCAATACCGATTTCAAGTTCCTCGCCCAGACCACCTTCGATGGCAGCATCGAGTTTGTCCGGCTCTTCGCAGAGACCCCGAGCTGCGTCGAGGCAGGCGGCTGGGATTACTACGTCGAGCCGATCAATGACGAGAACATCGCCGGACCGGTGTCCGGCCCTTTCACCACGACGATCTACTAGGAGCCTGACATGGCAGAAAACGGATTAAAAACGACTGATCTCGACCTGGCACCTTTGGTGGATGATCTAACTGGCAACAAGGATGGGTCGTCTGTGCGCATTACAGCGAGCAGCCTGGGCCAGCAGTTGCTCGGCGCTGGTCCCGTGGCCGATGCGATCAACTTGTTGGAAGACCAGGTGCTCTCCGGGCTCAGTCCAGCCAGTTCCTGGGCGGACCTTCTGGCCCTTGTTCCCGTCGCCGATGACGTGGGCTCCTCGGTGCCCGACACGGACGCTGGCACCCACCTTCAGGCGACAGCGACCGGCTATGACGGGGCGAGTGTTCCCAATGCCGGTGTCTACCGCTGGGTAGCGACCTGGTCGCGCTGGTTGCGGGTCAGCGACACGGCTCTATCGGGTAAAGCTGATGCCGCCGCCACCGCCGCCGCGCTGGCCACCAAGGCTGACGACGCGGCCACCACCGCCGCGTTGGCGACCAAGGCTGACGACGCCACCACCACCGCAGCTCTGGCCACCAAGGCACCGCAGAGTGAGGTCGACGAACTGACGTCCAAGGTCAACGCGCTGGATGCCGCCATCGTGCTGCAGGACGTTTGGGATGCCACGGTCGGCAGCTTCCCCGGCGCCGGTTCGGCCCAGAGCGGCAACCTCTGGATCGTCTCGGTCGCCGGGACCGTCGATGGGGTCGAGTTCGGGATCGGAGACCGCATCGTCGCGATCACGGATGACGCCAGCACAACCACCTTCGCAGGGAACTGGTTCAAGGAAGACTACACGCCGCAAGTTCTCAGGGTGAACGAAAAAACCGGTGATGTGGTCCTGGATAAAGACGACGTGGGTCTCGACCAGGTCGACAACACCCGGGACGACGAAAAGATCGTGTCGGGCCCCCAGCAAACGGCGCTGGATGCGGTCAGGGAGGGTGCTGTGGCCGTCCCTCGCCAGGCGCTCTATTTCGGCGATGAGGCCGATGTGGAAGATGGCGAGGAGGTAGAGGTAACCGAAGACGGCCAACTGATCCGCCTTGGCCCAACCTCGCAGGTCGCGCGGGTCGGAGCTGATCTTGAGGACGCAAAAGACGGCACCGGTCGCTGGACGCTCACCTTTGACCCGAACCTGATGGCCTATGAAGAAGTCCGCACCGATGGGCAGGGCAACATTCTTTCCGGCAGCGCGCCCTTGCTTGATCCTGGCACCCGCTGGACCCTGACCTTTGATACAAACCTGATCGGCAAGGATGTGGTTGAAGTTGACCGCATGGGTAAGGTGATCACCGCTACGGCGACGCTCGGCCTCGACGCGCAGCCCCAGGACGAAGCTGTCCCCGCGCTATCTGACACGATGCAGGCCTACGGAGCCATCGGGCTGGCGGATGAGGCCGCAGCCTGGCGGGCGGACCTCGACGCCAACGGTGCGCCATTGGAAGACCCGGCGAACAGCCCGGAGCTGACCGTGATCACCGACGCGGCGACCATTGCCACGTACCTGCCCATGGTGAACCGCATGGTGCCGGTGATTACGCAGTGTCACCGCAGCGGGCGCGTCTGGCGGGCCTATTATGGCAACAACGGACCCTTGGGGACCGACCCGGAACATACCGGGCATGATATGTTCATGCTGCTGGAATATACCGAGGACTTTGCGGACGGCGGGGTCGCGCCCCCTGCGACCGATGGCGAAACCGACGATGTGGAGTGGAAGCCGGTCGCGGTGATCCACTATGCGACCAACGACGACGCGCTGGTCCAGGACGGGCAGTTTTTCTACACCCATCAAGGCTATCTGGTGTTCGCCATGGCGATCAAGACCACCGGCGATCTGCAGGTCAACCGCGCCTGGGTGATCCAGAACCCTGACACCGGCGAGGCAGCGGATCTTGATCTTGAAGTTGACGGAACATTCGTGTTCGGGCCGCAGACCTTCTTTGGCTATGGCTTCGCCTTCCAGCCGCATGTCCTGGGGACCGAGCACCGCTATTTTATGTCGGGTTTCCCGGCGACCACTGACCCGCGCGAAGTCGATAGACGACCGCGCTACTGCCGCCTCCGGATCCACGAGACGCGGGATCAGGGCGTTGTCACTGACGTTCGGGCCTATTCTCAGGTCATCAGCGAAGTACCAGCCATGCTCGACAGCGAGGAAGAGGACTTTCCTGAGCCAACGGCAGTTCCTGTCGGCGGCGATGAGGTCCTGATGGTGTTCCGAACGAACAGCGCCGGAGCACACGAGCGTCGGTCCTATGATGGCGGGTTGTCCTGGACCGATGAGGTGGAAGCCTACATCGAACGTGAACTGGAAAGCACGCGCTCGAAGACCGTCCTGTGCCGTAGCCCGTCCGGTCGGCTGGTCTGGGCCTTCAACAACGATGGCGCACGCCTGCGGATGTCCGTCATGGTCAGCTACAAGGGCAGCGTGGGGCAGGACAGCCACTGGCTGCCGCCAGTGCTGCTGGAAGAACGGGACCGCCCGTTCAGCACCTATCCGTCCGTCGTATTCCTGCGCGACCGGCTGGGCCGCTACAGCGGCAAGTTCCTGGTCGCCTACGACCGGGGCCGCTCCAAAACCTTCATCGGCCAAGGTGGCGACGAGGTTGCAGTGGGAACGCCGGGCAGCACGACCTGGAACGAGCTGATCACCTGCCTTGTGGACGAGGAAAAGGCCGCAGCAAGCGCGCCCAACGCCTTTGTCCGATACACAACCAACCCCGGCGTAGCCGTACCAGCCTAAAGGACCAATTCAATGACCGTTAAACGCATCATTCAACAGACCGTAAAGAACCCTCTTGTGACCGCCCCGGCGGGCGCTCCGGCCCTGAACACCCCGGCAGAGCGTGGCCTGCTCGATCTGCTCTACCAGCCTGCCTGGCGCACAAGGAACAAGAGCTGGTTCTCGGCCCGAGCGGCGCGCCTAGGCGGTGATGGCTTTGTCCAGGACGTGGTGGGCTGGCTGCCCGGCCTCGACGGCGAGCCGCAGTACCTGCTGCGCCATCCCGACGACGCGACGAACGCGCACCGCATGCGGCGCGGCGTCGGCGCTGACGGCATGGTTACGCTGGGCCAGGATGATCCGGTCGCCGGGGCGTCCGCGATGGGGACGATGCTGTCATCGGCCAATGCGCTTCTGCCGTCCGTCGCTGTCGATCAGTCGGCGCAGATGACAGTCGCGTTCTTGATGTGGCAACCGCCTGCATCCGGCGGTTTCATCATGTCGGCAGATGACCTGGCGTCTGGCACAGACCAGATGGCAATCGGGTTCACAGGCGGCACCGAGGCGGTATCGGCCTACAGCCGCCGCTCGCCTGCTGCACTGTCGCAGACAGTGGATGACGTGATCCCCGATGCCCTTATGCTGCTGGTGGTCGAGTTCACAGGGCTTGCGGCGGCGAGCATTTACATCAACGGGACCAAGCAGACCTTGTCCGGCACGCCCAACTGCGCCGCAGTGCTCGGGGGGCAACGGTTCCGCGTCGGCTCCCTGCGCACGGATGCCGGGGCCAGTTTCTCGACCCCGTCAGATGGCTACGTCGAAGAGGTCTGGGTCTTCCCTGGCGTGGATACTGAAGCTGATGGGTCGATCCATGAGGCGCTGCGGACCTACTGCCTCGAAAAACACCCCGGCATGACCATCGCCAGCTGA